TAGTCCACTTCTGGGTAGTCATGACTAACTTAAATTAGTTACATCTATCTAATATTAGTTTGAGCGAACAAGCATTAATGTATGCTAACACTTAGTCGCTATGTTTCACGTGAAACGTTGTGGTATGGTGTGGTGTGGTGTGGCATGTTATGTCAACTATTGTATTGCTATGAAAACTATTGTATTAGTGGGTTGTATTGTTTGCACAGGTGTGGTAATATAATACATGTAAAGATGAAGTCCACTAAGGAGGTTGAATAAATGGTATTCAAAATTTTATTTGCACGTTTCATGGTAGCTTACAAAGAAACATTTTTAGGAGATGTTAAAGCTCGTAAAGCAACATTAGACATGATTAACTTAGCATCAGCGGCTTTTAGATTATATATGACAGATTTAATTAATGATAATGAAATGTCAATGATTAGATGTTATTACCATTACATTGGAACATGTGCTGAAACATATGGTTTAGAAGATTTATGGACAGGTGAAGTATTATGAATGAAAAAAGGTTATTTAGTTTAGTATATAAGGGTTTGTTAGAAGAGGAACAAGATTTTGAACTTTTGAAATTATATTTTCCAGACGAACCTTTATATGATAAGAAATTAAGAGAAATACAGTTAGAAAAAAATGAAGTATTAAAAAAATTAGAAATGATGTAAATAACTAATCGTTAATATGGTTCTCGATAACCCATTAAAATCGTAGCCTTAACTAAGGCAGAAAGGAAAATAAATGGAATTAACAGTATTTGCAAAGAAGAGAACAACAACAGAGGGAAAACGTTTTTACACCTATCTTACACAGCTTACAAGAAAAGAAGATGGTGAACACGTTTCAGTACAGGTGAAATTTCCAGAGGGTCTTGCACCAAAAGCTGATGATTGCCCTATTAATATTATTATAGATAAAGATAAAGCTAATCTTGCTACAAAGAATGTTAAAACAGAAAACGGTGAAATTGTCAGTCGTACTTTATGGATTAAAGACTATACGGTTGATGAAAATCCATTTGTTGATAATTCACTTGAAGATTATGAATAGGAGGTTTAGACTATGAAAAAAATTACAAGAACAATTGAAAGAAAATTCATGGAAGTAGTAATTTATGATGATGCCAGAGAGTCATTAGTAACTAATATTGATTCTTGTTATGATATGAATGAGAAAGAAGCGTTTAGATATTTTTCAAAAAAGTATTCTAGTATAGGAAAAGTGGTTAATGTAAGATTTAAAGAATCTGAAACTTTGAAAGTGTCTATGGATATTGAAACATTTGTATCACTTGCAATAGTTACACCAGCGGTAAACGATTCTCCAGAAATGCCAGAACCATTTGAAGGTTGTGAATAATGTTTCACGTGAAACATAGGAGGGTGAAACGCCCTCCTATTTTATTATATGGAGGCGCTATAATGGATAAGAAAAATGCAATGTTTCATGTAGGTTTGAATTGTCAAACATTTAGAAGAAATAAGACCAACTATTCACAACCCATGGTCGCAAAAGAATTAGGATTTTCAGTCGAAAACATATCATCATTTGAAAATAGTAGAAATGATAATTATTATATTCTTATATGGTATTTGCAACACGGTATGACTATAAAAGAATTGTTGGAGGGTATAGAGGGATGAATATTCAAAAAATGAGTTTGAAATCTTTAACAGATTTAAGTGAACGAGAATTATCTTCACTATCTCATAATGAATTATCTAAAGTTGTTTCACGACTTTCGCAAGTAGCTAATAAGCGTCTAACTAGGTTGTCAAAAAGTGATGTATTTTCATCCGCTTATGAGGGTTTTCGTAGAAGAGGTGAGGGTAGATTTACAACAAAAAATAAAACTGATTTTGATTTAAAGAAAGAATTTTTAAGAGTTAAAGAATTTTTAAACATGGAAACATCAACAGTTCACGGTTCTCAAAGCGTAAGACGTGAAGTAATTCAGAAATTAAAAAAAGAGCATAATATAAAGATTACTAATAAACAATATAATGATTTTTTTAAAGTGTATGAACGTTTAAAAGAAGTTGATAGTACAGTTTCTAATAAATTGATGAAATATAATGTGTTTGAAGAAATTTCTAATGTATTAGATGATTCAAACATAGATGAAACTGTTGATAAAATGCGAAATAGATTAACAGAAATTTATCAAAAATCAGTAGGAGATACAGAACGTGACATTTCAGAATTTTTTAGGATTGAATAAAATATATAATCCTAATGATATCGAATATATAGCAGATGTTGCTATGAATAATGAACGTTTACGTAGCAAGAAAAAAGTGTTATATTTCGATACCCCTTGTGCATTCGATATTGAAACAACATCTTTCATTTCATATAATGGAGAAAAAACCGCTATCATGTATGAATGGACTTTAGGCTTAAATGGTCTTGTTATTATTGGACGCACATGGGAACAATTTTTGAAATGTATTGAAAAATTAATAGAATGTTTAAATATATCATTAAGTAAGAGACTTGTTATATATGTTCATAATTTAGCATATGAATTTCAATTTATATGTAAAAGGTTTGAATGGGATAAAGTGTTTGCTATAGATAATCGCAAGCCAGTATATGCAACTACAATTGATGGAATAGAGTTTCGCTGTAGCTATTTATTAAGTGGTTACGCCTTAGCAAAACTAGCGCAAAATTTAACTACAATAAAAATTGAAAAGTTAGTAGGTGATTTAGACTATTCATTAATGAGACATTCAGAAACCCCATTAACAATAAAAGAAAAAGGTTATTGTGTAAATGATGTTAAAATAGTTATGGCGTATATATATGAAAGGATAAAATTAGATGGCGGTATAACTAGAATACCTATGACAAAGACTGGTTATGTACGTCAATATTGTAGACGTGAATGTTTTAAAAATGAAAAGAGTAAAAAATATAAAAAGAATCGTGAATATTATGATTTAATGAATGAATTAACAATTGAACCAGAAGAATATAAACAACTTAAACGTGCTTTTCAAGGTGGTTTTACACATGCTAATCCGTTTTACTCTGGTAAAGAAGTAGAAAATGTAGGTAGTGATGATTTTACAAGTAGTTATCCGTGTGTTATGGTTGCAGAAATGTTTCCAATGTCTAAAGCGGAAATTGTAGATATAAAATCAAAAGAAGATTTAGAGTATAATCTTAAATATTATTGTTGCTTATTTGACGCTGAATTTATTAATATAGATAGCAAAGTATTATTTGATAATTATATATCAATTTCTAGGTGTTGGGATGTTGAAAAACCTATCGTTAATAATGGTCGTTTAGTTTCTGCTAAAAGGATTAGAATAACATTAACTGAACAAGATTATAATATTATAAAAGTGTTCTATAAAAGCGAGCATTTTGGTGTATCTAATTTTAGACGTTATAAAAAAAGTTATTTACCAACGCCATTAGTTAAATCAATATTAAAATTATATAGTGATAAAACTACATTAAAAGGTGTTGAGGGAAAAGAGGTTGAATATTTACAAAGTAAAGAACAATTAAATTCATGTTACGGCATGATGGTGACTGATATTGTGCGAGATAGTTATATTTATGCGGATGAATGGTTACCAGATACGCCAGATTTTAACACAGCAATTGAGAAATATAATAATAGTTCTAATCGTTTTTTATTTTATCCGTGGGGAGTGTGGGTTACTGCATACGCAAGACGAAATCTTTTTACTGGTATAATCGAATTTAAAAATGATTATATTTATAGTGATACCGATTCTATAAAAACTGTTAATAGAGAAAATCATATAAAATATATTAATGACTATAACGAAATGATAAGAAATAGATTATATAAAGCTATGGACTTTCATTGTTTAGCACATGATTTAATTGAACCTACTACCGTAAAGGGTGAAAAAAAGTGTTTAGGCGTTTGGGATTTTGAGGGTTATTATACACGATTTAAAACACTAGGAGCAAAACGTTATATGGTTGAAAAGTATATACCGTTAAAAGTTAAGAAACGTCATAATATAAAAGGTATAAATGGTGATGTTAAAACATTTGTATTTAAACCTAGTGAGTATGAATACCATGTTAATATTACGGTATCTGGACTAAATAAAAAAATAGCAGTTCCATATTTGAAACAAAAATTTGGTGATGATATTTTTAAAGAATTTAAACAAGGTTTATATGTACCCCCAGAATATACAGGTAAAAACACACATACTTATATTGATAATGAAAGAAGTGGTGTATTAACTGACTATTTAGGAAATAAATGTGCTTACCATGAATTATCAGCCGTGCATATGGAGGGGTCAGATTATCATTTATCTTTATCTAAAGAGTATGTGGATTATTTAACAGAAATTAAAACAATTAGTTAATGTTTCACGTGAAACATAGAAAGGAATAATAAATGTTCAAAAAACAAAAATTTTATAGCTTAGATAATATTCTATCATACAATGCTACTTACAACGTAATATTTGGTGAACGTTCTAACGGTAAAACATACAGTGTATTAAAATTAGGACTTGAAAACTTTGTAAACGAAAATAAACAACTAGCAATTGTTAGACGGTGGCAAGATGACTTTACAGGTAAAAGAGGACGCACAATGTTTGACGGTCTTGTTAGTAATGGCGTAATATCAGAGTTGACTGATGGAGAGTGGACTGATGTATATTATTATGGTTCAAGATGGTTCTTTTGTAAATATGATGAAGAAACACAAAAAAGGATTACAATGGAAAGACCCTTTGCATATGGTTTTTCTATTTCGTCAATGGAACATGATAAATCAACATCATATCCGAATATTACTACAATATTATTTGATGAATTTCTTACTAGAACCATGTATCTACCGGATGAATTTGTTCTATTTATGAATGTTATTTCAACTATAGTTCGTTATCGTACTGATGTGAAAATTTTTATGTTAGGTAATACTGTAAATAAATATTGTCCTTATTTCAATGAAATGGGATTAACACACATTAAAGAAATGAATGCTGGTGATATTGATTTATATAGATATGGTGATAGCGAATTAACAGTAGCAGTTGAGTATTGTTTACCAAATAAAAAAGGAAAGAAATCTGATTTATATTTTGCTTTTGATAATCCTAAACTGTCAATGATAACTGGTGGAGCGTGGGAAATGGAAATTTATCCACATCTACCATACAAGTATAAATCTAAAGATATTTTATTTACATACTTTATTAAATTTGATGATGAATTATTACAATGTGAAATTATAAATACTGTAAATTCAGTATTCACATATATTCACAGAAAAACAACAGAATTAAAAGATACAGATAATGATTTAATTTATAGCGTTGACTATGACGCACGACCTAATTGGAAACGTAAACTAACTAAACCTACAACAGATATTGAAAAGAAAATTGCGTTATTTTATACAAGAGAGAAAGTGTATTATCAAGATAATGAAGTTGGGGAAATTGTTAGAAACTATTTACAATGGTGTCGATAGGGGATGAATTTATGCATAGTATATGTATATTAGTTATGTTCACATTATGGATAATAATTATATTTTTAATTATACTATTATTCAATAAATAATGTTTCACGTGAAACATTATAAAAAGGGGGTAATCATATACCCCCTTATTTTGCACAATATCTAGCATTTAGTTACTTATTCATTATCGACATGTTTGTCAATAATAGTTGTCAACTTTTCGATTGCAACGGTGTGCTCATTCATCACTTTAGTCAACTCTTTAAGAGTTGTATTAATGTAATAAGCCATGCCAAAACAACAAACAATAGGAAATCCTACAGCTGATACGATACTAGCAATAACATTAATATCCATGTTCTCACCCCCTTTTCACAACTTCTGTTTTATATCCTAACTTAGTTAATTCTTTAGATGTAGCATAAGCGGTTTTTTTATCATAATTACCAACTAATACGCTATATCTTGAATTATAAGTTGCGATATCTTTACCTATAATACCCTCTACAATAAGTTTAGCGTGAGCATCTAAACCGATTTTAACGGCGGTTAAATAATCACTCGCAGTATCGCAGAAAAATGATTCTATTAAAATAGATGGAGCTGACGTTTTCCTAAGCCAGTATAAAGTTTTACTTTCTTTAATACCTCTATTATTCCATACTGTACCAAGTTTATTGCATACGCTATTAGCATATTGCATTCCCATAGCACTAGACGGATAATACCAAACTTCACAACCTTTAGCTTTTTCATTACAAGCGTTAAGATGTAATTGTACTACTAAATCGTAATTTTTTGAATTAGCGTGCGAAATATAATACTTAATTTCGTCCTCTAGAGAATGCAATTTTCCAATTTCCGGTGTATCTGTATAACATTCAATACCAACTTTTTCACACCATTTTTTAATATAAGGTAATAAATCCCTATTATAATTATACTCATTACATCCACCTACTGACGTACCATCTGCGGAAGAAATCATGTTGCCATAATTGGCATGACCTGTACATACATAAATTTTCATAGTATAACCCCCTCTTTTAACAAATTTTTAATTTTATCAAGTTCTTTATCTGTCGCTGAAATATTTTCAACATGACATTCCGCTACTTGAGTGAATCCGCTACAATTTCCTAACCGTGTATAATAGTTAGACGGATAACCTTGTATTGATGGAAAACCGTCATTCATTACGGATTGTGGTCTACTGATAATCAAATAAGGTTTTTTAATTCCCATAGCACCAGAATTTCCAGAAAATCCGCCAGAGTGTTCTATATTGGTATGCATTCCAGCTATACTTAAAGCTGAACCAAAAATATTACCTTTAGCTAAACTTCCAATAGTGCCTATAGCACCTGTAACCATACCCATATATGAACCACTCGATAAAGGATATTGGCACGCACAATTTCCAGAATATTGATAAAGCACACCTCCAGCATTATCACGTTGTACTGACACGGAAGCTAGACAAACACCTGTTAATACATCAACTCCATATTTAACAGTAATGCTAGAACGTGAAACATCTGCAATATCTAATGATACAATACCGATAAATGGCAAATATAACTGAACTGTAGTATATGGTGAATAATCCAATATATTTCCGTAATATTCACGTAATGATACTGTACCGCAATCAATATATGTATATTGATTTCCTACAATATTTGACGGTACACCACTATCAAGATAACCAACTTTTATATTTCCACTACCAGAAATATTGGGAGTAGCATATACTTTATGAAGTCCTATTATAGCTTGCATAGGGTCATTGAATATTTTTAAAATTTGGTCGATAAAATTTGTTGACCATAACCACGCACCAAGAGAATTTAACTGCGATAGAGTGGGGTTATAAATAGCCCATAAAGCACTAGCCTGTTGAGATGGTACTATTATGTTTGGTGAATCACCACCACCTGTATTAGGGTTATCTGTGTCTGTAGGATCTTTTGTTGTGGTATTTGATATGTTGTCTAATTCATCTTTTGGGGTTGTTTCCGGTTTAACTGATGGTTCAGACTGTGACGGCGTTCCTGTAGTCGGTTGCTCATCAAAAGGATTATTATATTTTGGTATCGGAATAGGTACATATATTTTTTCATCTTCTGACCCGTCATCTTGTACCGTATTACGTTTTATAGCATTATTCCACAAATATGGATATTGATTTTTTAATGCTCCTAGAGCAGTAGAAACACTACCTATTCCGGTAGGGTCAAATTGCTTTGAATTTGGATTATCTGTTACACCATCAAGTCCACCATTATAATTTTTATTACCGTATAAAAGCAAATATGCGATAGAAGTCCAATGATTAGGACTATCACTACTTAATACAGTATTATAAGGTGTGTCAATTACTTCAATACCGGTATTTCCAAAATTACTAGCATAAAACGTTTTATTGTTTAATGTTACTACACCAGAGTTATAAGTGCTAGGGTTTGTACCTGTATTATTAACAGAAAATTGATTTTCATTTGCATAAATATAATTAAATTCTTTACTATTTTCTGATGATTGAAAACACGCTAACTTAGTACCGGAAGTATTAGGTGAATATTTATATTCAAAATATCCTTTGGCATAAAATGTTGGATTTCCCTCTACAAAAGGAAATTGTACATTATCAACCTGTGGTATTGATTCATCATTATCTATTGTTATTGTAGGTGTATTAAGCATACCTTTTTCTTTCATATACCAAGTCATGTATGCCAGAGCGTTTTCATCTACATACATAGTAGTAGTATCACCATCAACACCCCATAACGCTAAAGCCCCTTTATTTACAAGCGTACCTAAATCATCTTTAACAGTTATAGCAAATTTATTCCAATCAGTTTCCGATAATTTTGATAAGTTACCTGTAGACCAAAAATCTGGATTAGCATTATATAAACCATCACCTACAACTTTACCAAGTGTAGCTCCAACTCCAACGGCTAGAACGGCAGTACCAATAGTTGTAACTACGCCTTGTGCAGTTAAACCTGTATCAGCTTTTAAACCAATACCACCTTTAACTGTAAACTTACCAGTTGTTGATTTTGCGGTTATACCGCTAATGTTTAAACCTGTAGACTCAGCAAATGTTGATGGAATTTTATTGCTATTTAACGCTCCACCAGTATTTGTATTATATCCATTAACATTTCCATAATACATATATTTTTTAAGTGAAGAATCTAACACAGTCCCATCAACATTTCTTGTTATATCAAATAATTCTGGAAAATTTTCAAGATAATTAATATAGTTATCAGAAGTTATTCCTACTCTTGCCATATCTGTTGATACTGTACTCCAAGTAGTAGATGAAGCCCATTGTGCAGTTGGTGCTATTCCGGCTTCTGCATTATAATAATTTGTTACGGCACTTATAAAATCATTATAACTAACTCCCATTTTATCAACCTCCAGCCGTTATAAGTATAAATTCACCAGAATCGTTAAGACCACTAGGAAAATTTATAATATCTGTTTTAGACTTAACATTATTACGGAAAACTTGAGATGGTAAATAATTACTTGAACCAACGTTTTGTGTATTTAAAAGAATCACAGAAAGATTTTTAATGCTTGTTTGAAAACTTTCTAATACATCTACCATCAGAGAAATAGCGAATAATCCCGTTCTAATAACTGTGATATCTGTAATGAAATAATAACGATTAAAATTGGGGATATAACAATAATTATAATCACCAATTTCATTAAGTTCTATTAATATAACAGGATTAATAATATTTGTAGTGTCTCTAAGATTACCAGACAAGGATAAATCATTTGAAAGATTTTTACCTATCTTATTTTTTTCTGAATTATTCACATATAAAGTTACATTCATCACATCACCTCTTAAAATGCCCCTCAAAAGAGGGGCTTTATATTAGGCTACATAGAACAAAACAAAGTTTTCGTTCATGTCATTAAAATAACCAGCATCAAATTTATACCAGTTTGAGAAAAATTCAGCTTTAGGATTATAGTTAGTTGTAACTCGTCTATCAAGATTCGTCACACCCAAAGCATCCCTATCAAACATTACACCAATAATTCCACTTGCATTAACTGTATCACCAGAAGCAGTTTTTACATTAATGGAAGATACAGAGTTAAAGGAGTAATCAGTTCCAGAACCTTGCCAGTACGGAACAATTTCACCTTTAGGAAGTGCTACAAATTCATTATGAAAAGTACTTGACATTGAATAGCTGTCAGAAGCTTTAGCAAAATCACTAAGTAAAATAACATGCAATAAATCACGTGGAGTGAATCGGTCTTTTCCACCAATATTGAATAAAGAGGAAATTTTACTTAAACGTTCCATATAAAGACCCATAATATAAGACGCAAAGCGAATGAAATCTGGGTCTTTAATAGACTTTTCAGCTGTTAAAGTTGTTCCCTTATCATCATTATACAATTTAAGTAGATTAACAGCTCTAATACCTGTACCAGTATAATCACCAATGTTACTAAAATCGTGTAATGTTTCAGCAATCATATTATTGATAGTTCTCATTACAAGACTGTCAATTTTAATTGTCATTGACTTATCAACCGCATTGTAGAGCATAGATAAAAAGCCGTTAAGCTGTGAAGCATTAGAAAAACTTTCTTTTACCTGTTTTTCTGTAAAACTCATTGGAATCTCAAAAGTGACTTTTTTATTAAAGAATTTAGCAGAAACTTTAGGTTTATAGAAAATATTAGGATCATAACTTGCACCGTCCGTTAATTCCCAACTTTCATTTTCTGTTGCTTCTGGTAATTCAGCACTAATCTTCTCAAGAACAGAGCCGTATTCCCAACCATCCATTAATACAGATGGTGCACCGCCAGAGTAAGGACGATTAACAAAAATAACACGTCCAATATGATTAACTAATGATTTAACATAATTGTCTACTTCTGTAGCATCAAAAAGCTCTTTTCCAATATCTACAATATTAGATAAATCTTCATTGACTACCGCTGTTTCTCCAAGAATTTCTTTTGTAATTGGGTTAATAATATCATAAATCTGCGCTACTGTCATAATTATATTTTCCTCCTTATGCTAATGTAATTGTGTTTTCTGTAATAGTGACAACATCTTCATTTGTAATTGTAATAAATAAAACTTTATTATTTGCTGTCATACCAAGTAAACCATTATAAACATTTTCACCATGTTCAAAATTTACAAAAGTATCTTCTTTTTCTACAGAACCAATAACTAAACCTGTAATAAGAGTTGGTTTTCTGTAATTGTGTTCAATCGCATCATAAACACCTTTAATAGTTGTTGGTGTAGTTAAAACAATGTTATTTTCTTTAAAATCAATTAATTTGTAACCACCTTTAAACATTTATCATTCCTCCTTTAATAAATTTTTAATACAAGTATTTTATCTATGTCAGAAAAAACACTTTCAAAGAAATTCCACAACCACAATTGACGCTCACTTTCAATCATTTGCTGTGATGTTGTAACTCCAATATTACCAGAACGTTTAAGAGTTCTATCAGAAGTAATATTTTTTGTTTCCGTATCTGTGTTTTTATGTGTGTTATTCATACTACCATCTACGTTTTTAGTAGTATCACCTATTTGTTTATCACTATTTACAGAATCGGTTGAATTAAAACCCCATAATTGATTATTGGAAGTATCATTTACAATTGTATTTTCAGTATTTGTGTTTGTATCAGTGCCATTACTTTCTAATGTACCTTTATGAGAATCTTGAACATTTTCTGTTTCTGTCATTGAATAATTTTCAATGGGATTATATTCTAATGATAATGTTTTATATAAAGCATTCCAATTTTTAATATATATTGTAAAAATTGCTTGCGCTATTATAATTTTATTATCATCACTAACAGTATTATTATCAAGATAATTCTCTATTAAAGACCCTATGATTTTATTACCACTCCTTGAACCGTGATAAATAATATCTAATTGATTATCAGAAACATCATTTTTCCAAGGAACTTCTAAAGCGTTTAAATAGCTAAAAATTCCTTTAGTTATCCATTCTGGATAAACACTATTTAGTGTCAATGTCTCCATCTTCATTACCTCCTACATTATTTTGTTCTTTATCAATTTCAATTTGATTATCTTCCCAACTAGAAGATTTACGAACAGTAATATTAGTGCCATACATAGCATTAACTTTCTTTAACGCTTCCTCTCTACAATATAACATAGAATCAATTAACGGCATTAACATGTCATTATTTAATTGACTTTCACCAGAGTTTATTGATTCACGTTTCATATTGTAATTAGCGTTTAAACCTATTTCATTATACCATGAAGCCTTTAGATATTGTTCATGCTCAATTAATGATGTAATAGTATCATCACCAGACGAACCCCTAATAGGTTGTGACTTAACACCATCAAGAAAGGCATTTTCAGCTATAATACCAAGCTTACCACTTGTAATATCATCCAAAAATTTTTCAGCACTTTTTTTAGTATTATCATCACTAGCACTAATTAATGATGTAATTCTAAGATTAATCGTTGCAATATACATTGACAACTCATTTTCAGTTAATCCTGTAGCGTATCGTTCATATAACGGTAATAATCCAAGATATAAAAAATCATTTGACATTACTACACAATCTTCATCAATTTTAAGAGATTTACTAATATTTAAAGCTGGGTTAGCAATAGTGTAAATTGTAGGCATATAATAAACATTAGGTTCTCCACCTAAACCACCTGTAAATACATATAATTTATCATTATATTTATACCAACATACATTACCATTAATTTGTAACATTAACTCTAAATTACGTTTATCAATAGTTTCTGGTAACCCATCATAATCAAACATTGACAAAGTACGATTTAACATATACCCCACGTGTTGATTGATACAATTATCTTTATCTGTATAAGAATATTTATCACATGAAAAAAAACCATATGTATATTTATCATATCTACGAGAATCAGTTCTACTCATTTTTTCTCACCTCCATATTTACAAGTATAATATACTTATAAATAAATATAGTGTCAAGTTATTAGCTCACACCTGTGCAAACAATACAACCCACTAATACAATAGTTTTCATAG